GTTTGGTAAGCAACGTAAGGCAGAATATATTGCAGATTTTGCATTATATCTCAATGATGAGTTGGTCGAAGTGATAGATGTTAAAGGTAGACCTACTGAAACGGCAAAACTTAAAGCTAAGATATTCAGATACTTATACAGAGATGTAAAGCTCACATGGATATGTAAAGCGCCCAAATATACTGGCCTTGATTGGATTGAATACGACGAATTAGTGAAAGTGAGACGTCAACGTAAGAAAGAGAAAGGGTGATTAATTGGAACACAGAGAAGAAACAATCGAAGTTGAAGCAAAACTAAAAGTGCGTGTGAAGTACCCTGTTTGGATTAATAACAGAATCACTACAGAAGAAGAACGCGAACGCATTTTAGATTTAATCGCAAAGAACCCAGAAAAAGAATTGATGCATGAAGATTTAGAACTGATTGAATTAGTAGAGGTGGAGTAAATGGTTAAACGGACATTAGAAACAATAGATGGCGTTGAATATGCATTGGTCGAAGTTAAAGGAAAGAAAGTCAAAGTGCCTAACGAAGATATAAAAATTGCAGAAAAACACGGAGTTTCATACAGAATCATTCAGAGGAGACTATATAGAGGGTGGAGCGTTAAAGACGCAGTGTTACCTAAAATATTGTATACAAATTCCAAAGCAGAAGTTGAAGATGGCGTACTTTACAGAATTATCAAAGCAGGCGATAAAACCTATCGTATAAGCGATGAAGATTTAAAGAAAGCGGAGGACAATGGTGTAAGTAAAGATAGTTTAGTAAGTCGTTTAAGAAATGGTAACTACACACTAGAACAAGCTTTGACATATCCAAAAGGAAAAAGAACTATAGCAAAAAAATATGACATTGATGGTCGAAGAATGACTATGGAAGAAATAGCAAAAGAAGGCTTTATATCTCTAGCAACAGTTAAATATAGAATCAAGCACGGTTATAAAGGGCTAGAAATTTTAAAAGGTAAGGAGAAAACAAATTGATTGAACAAATACCGAAGTTTAATAAAGGCGATGGTTTAAGTGCAAAACAGTTGTATGAGTTACAACAAGCAGAAATGAGACATGAAAGAGAATTGAAACGAAAGCGTCGAGAAGAAAGAATAGCACGTGCTAAACGATCATTAGAGATGTTGGAGAAAAACAGAGTTGATAGTAATTATTTCAGAAATTTAGAGAAAAACAATCTAATTACCAGAGTTAAAACCGACTCATACGGCAGAGTACAAAGGGGATAAGCGAATGGAATTACATGAATTAAATACAGGCGATGATATTTGGTTCAAATATCCAAACGCGACCAACTCATTCCCTGCAGTTGTGGAAGAACTCCATTACAACTTTAAAGGCGAACCATATCTAAAAGTACGAGTAGGTAGTGAATTAGTAGTGATTGATGAAAAATACGACATAGTAAAGGTGTAGATGATAATGACAATTATTAGTAATCAGAAAGTGGATATGGTTAAACAACCACCACATTATCAATTTGGAATATTTACGGCAAACGTAATCATTGAAGCAGTCGGCAAAACATATAAATCTGCGTCAGTTTTCTATCACGTTGGGAATGCTTTGAAATATTTAATGCGTGCCCCAAGAAAGAATGGACTAGAAGATTTAAAGAAAGCAAAGGAAAGCGTTGATATGGCAATCAATGTGTGGGACACAAAAAATGACAACTAGCACATACGACCTATCTTCAACGATCAACCAGAAATATAGATACAACACTAAAGGCAAGACACCTACACAGATTAATCGTGAATTACGTGAAAAAGGTGTGCAGGGCTTTGTAATTAAAGTAGGTAGCAATAAAGTCGTGATGAAAGTATTAGAAGAACATAAACACAGTAACAGGGAGTGTATGAGATGAATATCAAAAACCAACTATACACATTTAAAGCAACATGTACCAATGTTGTTGACGGGGACACGATAGATATAGATATAGATTTAGGGTTTGAAACTTTTGCTAAAAGGCGTGTCAGGTTACTCAATGTTGATACGCCAGAGAGAGGACAAGAAAATTATAGTAAAGCTACTAACTTTACAAAGCAATGTGTAGAGAATAAAAAGATATATGTTCAGACGTATAAAGATGACGCTTTCGGCAGATATTTAGCCAATGTCTTTTATGATACAGGTAATGAGATACGTTCGTTGAATGATGATCTGCACATTAACCAATTAATTAAACCTAATTCGAAATGGAATGAAAGCAATGAAAAATAAAAAAGCGTTCCTTAACCAGTATTTCGGTACCAAGCGTTACTTGTACCAAGACGAAAAGAAAGTGGCTCACATGCATATCGTAAACGGCGTGTATTACCTACACGGTCATCACAAAACAAAGTGGGCGGGAGTTAAGTTGACGTTTAACAGTGAACGAGAGTTTATGAATTACATTCAGCAATATGAGTTGAGCTTGGAAGAAGATAAGCAGCTGACATTATTTTAGGAGTGATAGACATGGTAAAGATTAAAACAAAAAAGGAAATGACGGGAGAAGAATACGCGAAATTTATGATTGATAAGTTTGGTTTAGAGAAAATCCAAATTGAAAACAAAGAAACAGAAATCTATGAAAAGTTTGTAATTCAAGCGCCTAAAAATTTACTTCCCACCCTTCGTAAAGAAGACAAAATCATTATAGAAGTTGAAGAGGAAATCACGGAAGATACTAAATTAGATTTGGTAGAACGTTTTATAGGTAGTATGGGCAGTGTGTGTTACACGAGTCATAACATGTCTATAAAAGAATGTTTAAAACTTACCCCTAGAGATTGCACTACAACTCATTTTTATATTGAAAATGGCGACCGAGAGCTAATACTAATTTGGTGTGACGGAAAGATGGTGGATTGATATGCCAGTAACACTATCACAAGAAAGCTACGACGCGATGCTTGATGACCTTAAGAAGTTGCGTGAGCGTAATAAGGATTTAGAAGATTGGTTCGACATAGAGGCTTGTATAGAATTTGCTGAGAACGAGCATAATCGTGGAGAAGATGAAACGTTAAACATTGCTTTGAGAAAGTTAATAAGAAAGGCACATGCATGGGATGAACTTAAATCACAATTGTTAGCAACCTATCATCAATCAGAACGAAACTTCGATATATCCGGTGGAGATGATGAGCGAGGAATAATGACTAAGCATGCAGAAGTCCTTGAATCAATGGATGAGTTAGATGGCGAAGATGATTTTTATAAAATGATAAATAAAACGGAGCGTGAAGAGTGATGAGAGCAGAAAAACATATGCAAATGATGCAGATGTTGCAAAACTGCGTAATTGAAAAATATGTATCGCATGATGAATACGAAGAGTTAGTAGCTAGAGATAAACATGGCAACAAAATGTTTATTAAATTTTATCCGAATGAGGAGGACAACGAAAATGACTAATCAATTAGAAATCAAATTATTATCAGACAACGCAATATTACCATCACGTGACAGACTAGACGCCGGTTATGACATTTACTCGGCAGAAACATTGATACTTGAGCCACAAGAAAAAGCAGTGATTAAAACAGATGTAGCAGTAAACATACCAGAGGGATATGTGGGGCTATTAACGTCAAGAAGTGGTGTAAGTAGTAAAACACATTTAGTGATTGAAACAGGTAAGATAGACGCTGGCTATCAAGGCAATTTAGGGATTAATATTAAGAATGATGCGCAATATAGTGACGCTGAATCGATTTTTTATTTTGATATAGAAAACAAGATTTGTTTCGAGGGCGATACAATACCAGTCGAAACTTACAAAATCAACAAAGGCGATAAACTAGCTCAATTGGTTATCGTACCAATACTCACTCCTGAACTCACTGAAGTAGATGAATTTCAAACAGAAAGTGAGAGAGGCGAAAGTGGTTTCGGATCAACAGGATACTAAAGATATATACGAGAGAGTGAAAGAGGTGCTGGGGAAGTGAATTTTGAACAACCAACGATAAAAATATTGAGACGATTATTTGAAGGCAAAAATGAAACTAATATACACATATCTCGTTTAAACCTTGTGGATTATGCAGTTATTGAAATGGTTACCAAATATAAACTTTCGGCAACGCATACACGAAATGAATATTTTAGAGATGTAGTGACTTTGAAATTTAAAAAGAAAGAGTAACGAGGAGTGAGAAAATGAGTGCTAAAAAAGCTAGAAAGAAACCTGTAGAAATTGAGTTTATGCAATTTAATAATGCAGATAATGCGTATGACATTTCACAATGGGCAGTAGGAAAAATTAAATATAAGGTGTCACATAAGTTTGACATAGGATATATGTACGTTGAAACGTTAGAGGGAATTATGACAGCAAGTCTTGGAGATTACATTGTTAAAGGTGTGAATGGAGAATTCTATCCAGTTAAACCAGATATATTTGAAAAGACATACGAGGTCATAGATTAATGCAATACCTAATCACAACATTCACAGATAGCACAGGCTTACCTCACAATCATGTGACTAAAGCAAAGGATAATCAAACGTTCACTGTGGTTGAGGCAGAGAGTGAAGAAGAGGCAAGGAAGATATATGAGAAGGGCAATTAAGCCCTCTAGAAATTAATAAACTTAGAAAGTGATTGCTATATCTTTTATACAGTTAAAAGGTAGAAGTTTTCTTACTTTAGAATCTATGAGAGAAATGTATAAATCTTCTCCAACTAATTCATATCCTGGTTTAATACCATGACATTCTAATTTATCCGTATCGGGGTCCTTGTATTGGATAACAATAATTGCACCATTACTTATGGCTTCATCAAATTTATTTAAAACTTCTTGTTTGTTCATTATATTTTTCACCACCTTATCAATTAATAAAATTATTATACCAGAAAGGAACGATACCTTATGAATAAATTATTAGAAACATTTTTAACTTCAATTGCTGCAATTACAGTTTATAAGTTAATTATCGCTTTGGTATACATGTATAAATACAGACAAGATGAAATTGATAAACCTATCAATACATTTAACGAATATGATCATGGCGATTTAAAAAGAATTGTTGCAGAGGTGAGTGACTAATGTGGTTCATCATCTCAATACTATTAACGATTGCATTGCTTATATCTATGGGTCTGCAATACGAACAACGAAAGAAGATAGAAGCAATGACAGATTATATTGAAGAGTATATCTATAGGAATAGATGGAGGTAGTTGTATGACGTTCGGTGATAACCTTAAAAGAATAAGGAAAGATATGAGATTAACGCAACAAGATATGGCAAATGAAATGGGAATAAGCCAATCTTATTTGTCCGATATGGAGAATAGTAGGAAGTCTCCGAGTGTGAATACAGCATTGTTAACTGCAAAGAGATTAAACTTATCAGTAAATGAATTAGTTAACGATGATTTAGATATGGATAAAGAAGTATATAACAAGAAAGAGATAAGTAAGTAGGAGGTAGCATATGAACTTAGGTAAGACAGATATACCCAAGCTTGAAGAATACTGGGAGAAGTTAAACGATATGAAAGGACAACTAATGTATCGTCGATATGACTTGCTCTATCAAACTACTGATACAAACAATGGTGGTGGTCAGAGTAACCTACCTACAAGTCCAGTAGAGAATGAAGTGACTAAGCTACATAGTGACCTCAAGTATTTAAACTTACAGGCTATCATTCAAGCAATAGAAGATGTATACAATGCAGCTACTAAAGAACAACAGTTGATAGTTAACTATAGATACTGGGAGAAGGATCTAACTGTGTATGAATGGAATGACATTGCACATGAACTAACTAAGCAACGTGATGATGATAAGGTAATCAGTAGAGATGCTACACTTCGAATGCGTAACCAACTAATGAGAGAGACAGCTAAGCGAATTGGTTGGATTAGTTTCGACTAACCGCACTTACGACATACTGGAAGTGCGGGTGGTCAATACCTTATTATGATAGTATCAGATAATTAACATACAAGGCACATCACTTATCAGTGGTGTGTCTTTTGTTATGCAATCAATGAGGTGTGAACAATGACAAGACATGACAATACACATAGGCATGGTCGTAAGTCTTATGAGTATGATTGGTTCTATCATTCAAAGGCATGGAAGAAGCTAAGGGAGATAGCACTGGATAGAGATAACAACCTATGTCAGATGTGTTTACGTAATGGAGATATAACAGACGCTAAAATAGTCCATCACATTGTTTATGTTGATGACGATTTCAATCAAGCGTTGAACCTTGATAATTTATTGTCTGTTTGTCTAAGTTGTCACAATAAAATTCATGCAAATGACCAAGATAAAAGTAATGCAAAAAATATTCGAGTTGCTAAAATTTAAATAAAAAAATTATTTAATTATTTTATACCCCCCTGCCTTTGGATTCAAAAATTATTTTTGCCGGGAACCGGCGGGGGACCTTCGTTTGCAACGCGGATCAAAATTTTATGAAAGGGGGGTCATCATGAATCTGAAAAAAGAGCAGTTGATGAGCTATATAGATAACTACCAAGAATCAGACGATATACTTATCAATTTATATATTGAAACTTATGAGTTTTATTGCAGATTAAGAGATGAGTTAAAACATAGTGATTTAATGATGGAACACACAAATAAAGCTGGAGCAAGCAATATTGTTAAGAATCCACTTAGCATAGAGCTTACAAAGACGGTACAGACCTTGAATAACTTGCTTAAATCATTAGGTTTAACCTCAGCACAACGTAAAAATATTGTGCAGGAAGAAAGTGGTTTTGGTGACTATTAAAATACTTAATGAACCATCACCTAAGCTATTAACAACCTGGTATGCACAACAAGTGATAGATGGAAAAATAATAGCCAGTAAATTTGTAATTAAAGAGTGTGAACGTCATTTAAGATACCTTGAAAATGGTGGTAAATGGGTATTTGATGAAGAATTAGCTCATAGACCAATACGATTTATCGAGAAATTTTGTAAACCATCTAAAGGATCTAAACAACAATTGGTTTTACAACCGTGGCAACATTTTATTATTGGTAGTTTATTTGGTTGGGTTCATAAAGAAACAAGATTAAGACGTTTCAGAGAAGCGCTTATATTCATGGGACGTAAGAATGGTAAGACAACTACTATATCAGGTGTTGCCAACTATGGTGTTTCACAAGATGGTGAAAATGGTGCTGAAATACATCTATTAGCCAATGTAATGAAACAGGCAAGAATTTTATTTGATGAATCAAAAGCAATGATTAAAGCAAGCCCTAAATTAAGTAAGAACTTTAGACCATTAAGAGATGAAATTCATTATGACGCTACAATATCAAAAATTATGCCACAAGCTTCTGATAGTGATAAACTCGATGGTTTGAATACACACATGGGAATATTCGATGAAATCCATGAATTTAAAGATTATAAGCTTATTTCGGTTATCAAAAACTCAAGAGCAGCACGATTACAACCATTACTTATTTATATAACTACTGCAGGATATCAATTAGATGGTCCACTTGTAGATATGGTTGAAGCGGGAAGAGATACACTTGATGGCATTATTGAAGATGAAAGAACGTTTTATTATTTAGCGTCGTTAGATGATGACGACGATATGAACGATTCTTCTAATTGGATTAAAGCCAATCCTAATATGGGAGTCTCGATTGATATCGAAGAAATGAAAGAAGAATGGGAAAAAGCCAAGCGTATTCCTGCCGAACGTGGCGACTTCATCACTAAGCGTTTTAACATCTTTGCTAATAATGATGAAATGAGCTTTATCGATTATCAAACATTGCAGAAAAATAATGAGGTAATCGCATTGGATGAATTGGAAGGTCAACCATGCACAATTGGATATGACTTATCAGAAACAGAGGACTTCACTTCTGCTTGTGCAACCTTTGCACTAGATAATGGTAAGGTAGCAGTTTTATCTCATTCATGGATTCCTAAGCATAAAGTTGAATATTCGAACGAAAAGATACCCTATCGTGAGTGGGAAGAAGAAGGCTTTTTAACCATTCAAGATTCACCGTACATTGAGTATCAAGATGTACTGGATTGGATAATCAAGATGAATGAGCATTACCCTGTGGAAAAGATTACTTATGACAGAGCTAACGCCTTTAAGTTGAATCAAGAATTAAAAAATTATGGTTTTGATACTGAAGAAACAAGGCAAGGTGCTTTGACGTTAAGTCCTGCACTTAAAGACTTAAAAGAAATGTTTTTAGATGGCAAAGTCATATTTAATAATAATCCACTAATGAAGTGGTATATCAATAATGTACAACTGAAATTAGACAGAAACGGTAACTGGTTACCATCAAAGCAAAGTAGATACCGTAAAATTGATGGATTTGCAGCATTCTTGAATACTTACACAGATATTATGAACAAGGTTGTTTCAGAAAATGGCGAAGGCAATATCGAATTCATTAGTATTAAAGACTTAATGCGTTAAGGAGGTGAGAACAATCGCAAGAGCAGGTTTAGTAACACGAATCAAACAAAGGTTAATTGATAGCTGGGTAGATCAAACAGCTTCTAAAATGTATGATTTTAGCCCATGGCGGAATAAGTCATTCTGGGGCGTTATTAATAACACTTTAGAAACGAATGAAACCATATTTTCTGCTGTAACAAAGTTGTCTAATTCAATGGCTAGCTTACCAATTAAGATGTATGAAGATTATAAAGTAATTAATACTGACGTTTCGGATTTACTAACAGTGACACCTAATAATTCATTGAGTAGCTTTGATTTTATTAATCAGATTGAAACTACTAGAAATGAAAAAGGTAACGCTTATGTTTTGATTGAACGTGATATCTATCATCAACCAGAAAAACTATTCTTATTAAATCCAGATGTCGTTGAATTAGCTATTGAAAACAATTCAAGAGAGCTTTATTACATGGTAAATGCAGCAACTGGTAATAAATTAGTAGTACATAACATGGATATGTTGCATTTTAAGCACATTGTAGGCTCCAACATGGTGCAAGGTATTAGTCCAATAGATGTATTAAGGAATACAACTGATTTTGATAATGCAGTACGTAACTTTAATTTATCTGAAATGGAAAAGCCTGATTCATTTATGTTGAAATACGGTTCTAACGTCAGTCCAGAAAAAAGACAGCAAGTTATGGATAGTTTCAAGCAATTCTATAGTGATAATGGTGGTATTCTTTTCCAAGAACCTGGTGTTGAAATTGAGCCATTACCTAAAAAGTACGTTTCAGAAGATATTGTAGCTAGTGAAAACTTAACACGTGAACGTGTAGCGAATGTCTTTCAAATACCATCGATGTTTTTAAACGCCAAGTCGAGTGCTAACTTTGCCAAGAATGAAGAATTAAATAGATATTATCTACAACACACTTTATTACCAATTATCAAACAGTATGAAGAAGAATTTAATCGAAAACTTTTAACTAAATTGGATAGACAAAAGAATCGATACTTTAAGTTCAACGTTAAATCATATCTACGAGCAGATAGTGCTACTCAAGCAGAAGTCTACTTCAAAGCAGTACGAAGTGGCTACTATACAATCAACGATATACGTGAATGGGAAGATCTTCCACCGGTTGAAGGTGGGGACAAACCATTGATTAGTGGTGACTTATATCCAATTGACACACCACTTGAACAAAGAAAGTCATTGAAAGGTGGTGATAAAGATGCCAAAGAAACCGAACTACTTCCAAATGAAAAGGAAGTCACAGAGTAAAGGCGAAATTTACATTTACGGCGATATTGTAAGTGATAAATGGCTAGAAACTGATGTAACAGCAACTGATTTTAAAAATCAACTTGATGAATTGGGTGATGTAAATGAAATAGATGTACATATCAACTCATCAGGTGGCAGTGTTTTCGAGGGTCATGCGATTTACAACATGTTAAAAATGCATAGTGCAAAAGTGAATATTTATATTGATGCATTAGCAGCATCTATAGCAAGTGTTATCGCAATGAGCGGTGACACTATTTTTATGCACAAAAACAGTTTTCTAATGATTCATAATTCATGGGTTATGACAATTGGAAATGCCGAAGAATTACGTAAAACAGCTGATTTACTCGATAAAACAGATGGTGTAAGTAATACAGCTTACCTAGATAAAGCAACTAATCTTTCGCAAGAAGAATTAAAGCAACTGTTAGATGCTGAAACTTGGTTAACAGCTGATGAAGCATTATCAATGGGATTTGTAGATGAAGTGCTAGGAGCTAATGAAATGGCTGCAAGTATTTCTGAAGAACAACTCAAACGATTTAATCATGTACCTGAAGTTGTTGAAAAAGATGTAGATAAAATCACAAAAATTGATGATATAGATACATCTGATTCGGTTGAAACACCTAAAAAAGCAATGTCACAAGAAGAAAAAGAAGCAAGAGAAAAAATCAAACGCGAATGTGAAAATTTAAAAATAACTATGAATTTTTAGGAGGAAACCTATAATGCCAACATTATACGAATTAAAGCAATCATTAGGAATGATTGGACAACAATTAAAGAACAAAAATGAGGAATTAAGCCAAAAGGCGACTGATCCAAACGCTAGCATGGACGATATCAAACAATTAGAGACTGAAAAAGCAGGATTACAACAACGTTTTGAAATCGTTGAACGCCAAGTTTCAGATATCGAAGAAAAAGAGAAAGCAAAAGTTAAAGACAAAGGCGAAACTTACCAATCTTTAAATGATGATGAAAAATTAGTTAAAGCTAAAGCTGAATTTTATCGTCATGCTATCTTACCTACAGAATTTGAAAAACCATCTGTAGAAGCACAACGTTTATTACATGCTTTACCTACTGGTAATGAGTCTGGTGGCGACAAATTCTTACCAAAAACATTATCAAAAGAAATTGTTTCTGAGCCATTTGCTAAAAACCAATTACGTGAAAAAGCACGTTTAACTAACATTAAAGGTTTAGAAATTCCTAGAGTTTCTTACACATTAGATGATGATGACTTCATCACAGATGTTGAAACTGCTAAAGAATTACAAATTAAAGGCGATACAGTTAAGTTTACAACTAACAAATTCAAAGTATTCGCAGCAATTTCTGATACAGTTATTCATGGTTCAGACGTTGAGTTAGTTAATTGGGTAGAAAACGCATTACAATCTGGTTTAGCAGCGAAAGAACGTAAAGACGCGTTAGCAGAAAAACCTAAGAGTGGTTTAGAACACATGTCATTCTATAATGGTTCAGTTAAACAAGTTGATGGTGCTAATATGTATGAAGCAATCATCGGTGCATTAGCTGATTTACACGAAGATTTCAGAGAGAATGCTTCAATCTACATGCGTTATGCAGATTACGTTAGCATTATTCAAACTTTATCAAACGGTACTACTAACTTCTTCGATACACCAGCAGAAAAAGTATTTGGCAAACCAGTAGTATTTACAGACGCAGCAGTTAAACCAATCGTTGGTGACTTTAACTACTTCGGTATCAACTATGACAACACTACTTATGACACTGATAAAGATGTTAAAAAAGGTGAATACTTATTCGTATTAACTGCTTGGTACGATCAACAACGTACTTTAGATAGTGCATTCCGTATTGCAAATGTAAAAGCTACGACAACAGCGTCTACACCCAAGTAATCCCCAAAATGTTGATGTAGCAGTCAACACTAAGTCGGCTGTTATTACAGCAGAATAGGGGCGATTAAATGGATTTAAAGACAATTAAAACTTGGTTGAAAGTTGATTATAGTTATGAAGATGGTTTGATTGCAGAAATTATAGAATCGGCAAAATCTGAATTAACATTGAGCGGTGTTCCGGAATATGACGATGGTGACACGGAATACCCGCTTTATTGCACTGCTATTAAATATATTATCGCTCGAGATTATGAGAGTAGAGGTTATTCTAATGATCAATCGAAAGCTAAAACGTTTAATGAAAAAGGATTACAAAAAATGATATTGAAATTAAAGAAATGGTAGGTGTCTGAATGGAATTCAATGAATTTAAAGACCGTGCTAATTTCTTTCATTATGTTAATGAAGGACCTTATCCCGATGATCAAGAAGAAAGAAATTTATATGGATGTTTTTGTAAGCTTTATAATCCCTCTATGAAAGATAGAGAAGTACTAAAAGCTACAGATAAAACGATAGGTGTCACTTTAATTATGAGAGATCCTCAAGAAGATTATGTACCGGAAACGAATCATATTGTAAAAATCGATAAACGATTATACGCCAATAAGTTGTTCAATATTGAAGAAATTAGACAAGATACACCAGACAGAAGCTATATTACGGTGGTGTTATCAGAAGTATGGGTGTAGAAGTAAAAGGCGTAGACAAATTGGTTCAACAATTAGAACGTAAATTTGGTGCAACTAAAATGAGGGAAATTGAAGATGATGCTTTAAATAATGGTGCTGACTTAATTGTTAAATCGCTCAAACATAATTTCGAATCATTTAAAGATACGGGAGCGTCAATTGATGAGATAGTCAAAACTAAACCATATAGCAAAGGTTCTAGTTATGCTAGAGCAATCATGATTAAATGGGAAGGTCCTATGAACAGAAAGAATATCATTCATTTAAACGAACATGGCTACACAAGAGATGGTAAGAAATACACGCCTAGAGGCTTCGGTGTTATCGCTAAGACACTTAATGCAGGTGAGTTTGCTTATAGAGAAACCATTATGAAATCGTTAAGGAGTAGAATGTGAATATTTTAAATGTTATTCGTTCTATCATTCTTGATGACACTATTTTGAAAGCTGAATTAGGTAATCGTATTTATTATTATGAACCGACTGAAAATGCAGATGTATTAAAACCATTTGTGATTTTAACACCGGTTGATGATGATCCATCTTCTTTTGTATCAGATAAATATTTAAGCGAAACTTATTTAATTCAAGTGGATGTAGAATCTACTAACCATCAAAAAACTATTGATATAACTAAACGCATTAGGTATTTACTTTTTGCTAATCATATGTCGCAAGCATCTAGCCAATTAGATAATTATTTTAAACAAACAAAAAGGTATGTCATGTCACGACGATACAGAGGCATTCCTAAAAATCAATATTACAAAGGTGAGCGTATCGAATAGATGTGCTTTTTTAATACCAAAACAGGAGGAATTTTATTATGGGTTCATACGTAGCAGGATTTAAAAGATTACATGTAGGTGTATTTGATGATGCAGCACAAAATATTAAAGACAAATTTATTTGGGAAGATGAAAATGGTGGTACAGTTAACATGAATATCACTGGATTAGCACCAGATATGGTAGATATGTTCGCATCTAATAAACGTGTTTGGATGAAAAAACAAGGTACTAATGAAGTTAAATCAGATATTGAATTATTCAATATTCCAACTGAAGAACTAAATAGCGTTTTAGGTCGTAGTAAAGATTCAAATGGTTCTGCATGGGTTGGAGAAAACACAAGAGCGCCTTACGTTGCAGTTGTAGGTGAATCAGAAGATGGTATGACTGGAGAACCAGTATACTGTGCTTTATTAAAAGGTACATTCAGTTTAGATTCAATTGAATTTAAAACACGTGGTGAAAAAGCGGAAGCACCTGAAACAACTAAACTTACAGGTGACTGGATGAACCGTAAAGTTGAAGTTGATGGGAATACTGCGGGTTATGTTTATTCTTATCACGAAGGTTCTAAAGGTGCAGACGAGTTCTTGAAAAAAGTATTTGTAGGTTACCAAGGTGCTACTACAGGCGCTACTACTGCACCAACAAATGTAGAAGCTACGGGTAATACTAATAGTGCTACAGTTAACGCACAATAAAGGGTGGTAGCTAATGACAACAATTTTAAAAGTTTATGATAAAGATGGAAATGTTGTAGGTGAAGCAGAACAAAATCAAGATGGTGCAACTAAAGTCACTATTCATGATTTAGAAGCTGATACAACATATCCGACTGGTACATTTAAAGTTGCTCATGTGAATGGAGACGAAGTATCAGAAATGGTAGATGTACCGGAATTTAAAACAAAAGAGAGTAAAAGGAAAAGTAAGACGCAGTCATAATACTGCGTCTTTTTTATTTGAATAAAAGGAGACTAATAACATGATCAAATTCGAAATTAAAGACAATAAAACTGGTAAAACATCAACTTACACTAAAGATGCTATCACTATGGGTGAGGCGGAACGCTTTTATGAAACGATGGACAAAATGAATAAAGAAGCAGAAAAAGAAAATGCGAAAGCTAGTAACGTTAGAAAAATTGAACGTGAATTCTTTGTGAGCTTATTTGCAGACCAAGGTTTAACTGAAGAAGATGTCTTAGAAAATATGTCTACACGCGCTTATAAAAAAGCGTCTGATGAAATATTTCGCGAAATCAATGCAGAAGATGACGAAGATACAGAAGATGCATCAGAAGAAGTGGGAAAGACAGAAAAACAACAACAATAAAAGACGTTTTATTGAATCTTAAACAGATTCAACGGTTTTGTATGGAAAAGTATGGTTGGACTTTAACAGAAGTTAAACAACAACCTTACATCGAATTATTAGATCTTCTTAATTCAGAAGATGAAGTCGAAGAAAAACAAGAAGAAAGCGAACAAAAAGTTTATACAGGTTCCGACTTGAAATTCTTATTTGGTAGCTAGAAAGGAGGTAAAAATGGACGAGAAATTAGAAGGCTTGACCTTAGAGATGAAGCTTGACGCTATGGGCGTTCAAGAAGGTATGAAAGGTCTCAAACGCCAACTTGGTGTCGTTAATAGTGAAATGAAAGCCAATCTTTCTGCGTTTGATAAGTCAGAAAAGTCAATGGAACAGTATGAAACTAAACTCAATGGCTTGAATAAGCGTTTAAAAGTTCAAAAGCAGATGTTTAATCAGGCAGAAGGAGAACTTAAAAAGTTAAATGCTAATTATCAAAATGCAAAAAATAGAGTTAAAGATGTTGAAAAAGCTTATCTTAATTTAGCAGAAGCTAATAAAAAGAATAAAGCGGCACTTGATAAATCTAATTCTGCAATGAAAGAAAGTAATGCTGAACTTAAAAAGTCTGAAACACAATATAAACGTACAACGCAACGTAAAGAAGAAGCCTATCAAAAGTTAAAACAACTTAGACAAGCAGAAAAAGACTTGAAAAATAGTAGTTCTGCAACAACTGCACAATTAAAACGTGCTAATGAAGCAGTACAAAAGCAATCTGCTAAACATAAAGAATTAGTTTCACGCTATAAAGAAGAAGGAGCTCAAGTTAAAAAGTTACGTTCTGAAAATGAAACATTATCTAATTCTAATCAAAAAGTTAAAAATACTTATAACAAAACGAACACAGAATTAAAACAAGCAGAGAATGAGTATAAACAACTTAATAATACGATTAAGAATCATAATACTAATTTAGCCAAAGCAGAAAAAGCAGTTAACAATGAGAAAGCCTCTTTAAATAGTTTAGAACGTACGATTAGCAAGACACAATCACAAATGAATGCATTCAATAAAGAACAACTTGTTGCAGGTAGTCATTTTACTAAGACGGCTAATCAAGCTGATACAATGTCCAAAAAGTTTGGATCTATTGGCGATAAGATGACAGGCATTGGTAGAACTATGACTGTCGGAGTGACAACGCCTATCACATTAGGTTTTGGTGCAGCAATTAAAACAAGTGCAGACTTTGAACAACAAATGTCTAAAGTAGGTGCTGTATCACAAGCTAGTGGTAGTCAACTTAAACAAATGTCTGCACAAGCAGTTGATTTAGGTGCTAAAACCTCTAAATCGGCGTCTGAAGTTGCAGAAGGTATGAATGAATTAGCTCAATTAGGTTTTAACGCTAATCAAGTTATGAAAGCAATGCCTGGTGTCATTAGTGCTGCAGAAGCTAGTGGTGCAGATATGGCTACAACAGCACAAGTTATGGCTTCATCTATTAATGCTTTTAACCTAAAAGCTAGTGATTCTAGCCATGTTGCTGATATGTTAGCCAAAGCATCAAATGACAGTGCAGCAGATATTAGTTATATGGGTGAGGCTCTTAAATATGCTGGTACGCCTGCTCATGCGTTAGGTGTTACTATGGAAGATACTTCTGCTGCTATCGAAGTTATGTCCAATAGTGGATTAAAAGGAGAACAAGCAGGTACCGTACTTCGTGCATCCTTTATTCGTCTTGCTAAACCGACAGGTGAAGCGTCTAAATTAATGCAACAAATGGGCATACATATGACTAACAACCAAGGTAAATTTGTTGGAATGGGTAATCTGATTGGGCAATTCAGAACGCACTTAAAAGGTATGACTAAAGAACAAAAACTTGCAACTGTATCTCAAATTGTTGGAACTGAAGCTGCAAGTGGTTTCTTAGCGCTTATTGATGCGGGTCCCGATAAAATTAATAAGTATAGCAACTCATTAAAAAATTCAGACGGTGCAAGTAAAAAAGCTGCAAATCAAATGAAAAACAACCTCAAAGGTTCAATCGAACAATTAAAAGGTGCATTTGAATCATTAGGTATTCAAATTGGTAAAGATTTAACTCCTGCTATTAGACTAGGGGCTCATATGTTACAAGGATTTGTCGAGGGATTTAAAAGTATGCCTGGTTGGGTTAGAAAGTCGGCAATTGGGTTAGCACTATTCGGAGCAGCAATAGGTCCAGTTGTTTTAGCAGGTGGTTTACTACTAAGAGCTATTGGAAGTTCTGCTAGAGGTTATGCAGATTTAAATAGACAAATGGCTATCAATAGTGCAGAAGCAATCACCAACGCAAGCGCTAATAAAGTTGCTGCAGGTTCATTAGCGACGAGTGGTAAAGCTACTAAAGGATCTACTGGAATATTCACAAAGTTTGGGAGAGTTTTAACTGTCACTGCAGAAAGATATGGCGGACTTGGTAGAATAGCTTTAAATGGTGCAAAAATCTTCGGTAAAGTCGGCGTTCCTTTAACTATCTTAACTACTATCTTTGGCGTGGCATATGAAAAGATGGGTTGGTTCAGACAAGGATTCAGAGATATGGGGCGTATCGTTAATGAAGTTGGTAGTAGCATTGACTTTAGTTGGTTACCTAACATGGGAAAAGCTTGGGATAACTTTAAAAATGATATGGCTAAAGGTTTGCAAGATGGATTGCTGTTTAAAGGAATTCATAAGTTGTTCAATGGTATACATTCATTAGCCTCAAAAGCGTCTGACAAAGTTAATGTTTTAGGTAAAGGTGTGTCTAAAGAGACACGAGGTGCACTCGGTACTTATGTAAAATATTCAGAGCAGTCTGATAAAATCTTTGAGCGAATTAGATACAACCACGGCAACATTTCTAAGAAAGAAGCGGAAGAGCTTATTTCAATCAACAAGAAAAAGGGTGACGAATTAGTCAGTCAATTAGAAAAACGGAAAGCAAGAGAAATTAAATTAGATCATGATGTTCTTGATAACTCTAAAGCTATTTCAAGTAAACGAAAACAAGCCATCTTACAACGAGCTAATGAAGAAGGCAATGTCAGAATTCAAAAGGCAAAAGAGTTGAACAAAAGAATTGCAGTATTAGAAGCTAAAGCAACTAAAGATGGTAAGTTATCAAAGCAAGAAACAAAAGAGTTACAAAAACTATATGATCAACATAATAACTTAGCGGTTAAGTCGCTTTCTAAAGGTGAAAAAGAACAACAACGTATTCTATCTAGAATGTCTGCTAATCGTAAAGCCATGTCCATTCAAGAAGCTTCTGAAACGATTAAAGAATCAATCAAATCTCGTGACCAAGCTATCAAAGACGCTAAAAGACGTTACGATGCTAAAGTTGATGAAATTAATCAAATGGTAGGATTATCTAAAACAGAAAAAAATAAACTTCTTAACGAAGCTCAAGATAAGTATGATAAAGAAAAATCTAAAGCTAATAAACATCACCAAAATATTCTTAAAGATGTGAAGAAGTCCAATAAAAATGTTGCAAGTGAAATTGATACTTCTAATGGTAAAGTTAGAAGCGGTTGGAGTAAACATTGGCATAAGCTAGTTGAAGATAGCAAAAGTGCTTGGAATAGAATGGGTAAAAATGCTAGAAACTTTGGCAAAATGATGGGTGGCGTTGGAGATTGGTTTAAAGGTTTAGGTAAAAAAACTAATAGTGCATGGTCAAACATGAGTAGTTCGATATCTAAACATTCTAAATCAGCATATGGTAGTGCTAAAAACTGGCTTGGAAAGACAACTAAGAATGCAGGAGACAATTTTAATAAAGCTAAGAATAGTGCTAGTAAAAATTGGGGGCATATTGGTTCTACGATAGCCTCTAAATCCAAATCAGCTTTCAATAATGCAAAAAGTTGGTTAGGTAAAACAACCAATAACGCTAAGTCAAATTTCAATAGTGCAAAGAATAGTGCTTCTAAAAATTGGGGTCATATAGGAAGTACAGTAGCAAGTAAAGCTAAATCCGTTTATAGTCACTCTAAAAGTTGGTTAGGCAAGACTGCATCTAATGCACGTAGTAATTTCGGTAACATGTTATCAAATGCTCGTAAGAAATGGGGCGGAATCTCTAGCACTGCATGGAGCAATGCTAAATCAGTTTGGCGAGGCACTTCGAAATGGTTTGGGAACGCTTATGGTAGCCTACGTGGTTGGATGAATAATATGACCAAAAAGTCACGAGATAAATGGGATAGTATTTCAAGTACTGCTTGGTCAAATGCTAAAACTGTATGGCGTGGAACAAGCAAGTGGTTTGGTAATGCTTATGGCAGTTTAAAAGGATGGATGAATAACATGAGTAAAAAAGCTCATGATAAATGGGATTACATTTCATCCACTGCATGGAGCAACGCTAAATCGGTTTACAGAGGTACATCAAAATGGTTCGGCAATGCATACGGAAGTTTGAAATCTTGGACTGGCAAAATGGCAGATAAAGCTCATGATCGTTTCGACAAGATTTCTAGTGACGCATGGAGTAATGCAAAATCTGTATATAACGGGTTCCATCAATGGTTATCTAGAACTTTAAGTTGGATTCGTAATATAGGTAAAGATATGGGCGATGCAGCATTAAGTTTAGGTAAAACAGTAGCAAATAATGCTATTGGTGGTTTGAATGGAATGATAGGCGGTATTAATAAAATCGCCAAAGCAATTACTGATAAAACCTTAATTAAACCAATACCTAAATTAGCGACAGGAACGTTGGACGGTTCTTCAGTAGCTACAGATTCAAATGGTGGATTAACTGCACCTACTTTAGCAGTAGTAAATGACCGTGGTTCTGGTAATGCACCAGGCGGTGGTGTTCAAGAAGTTATTCATCGTGCAGATGGGACATTGCATGCGCCACAAGGACGAGATGTAGTTGTACCTCTTGGTGTTGGAGATAGTGTTATCAACGCTAGAGACACTAAGAAAATGCAAAACATGGGTATGTTACCTAGATTTGCAAGCGGTACACATACTAAACGAAAAAGTTTCTTTGACGCAGTAGGTAGTTCATTCCAAGACTTTGCAAGCCGTTCGAAAGATACAGGACATAAAGCATTAGATGGTATAGGTGGAAAAGCTAAAAAAGCAACAAAAAGTGCTGGTAAAAGCAGCAGAAAAAGTTGCCAACGGTGTTGAATCTGCTGTAGAAACTGGTAAAGACGCTGCTGAATCAGCTATGAAAGGTATTAAAGGTATAGTAGATAATGTTGAAGACTATATTGAAAAACCAGGTAAACTAGTAGATTTAGTAATGAGCAAGATGAATATCAACTTTGGTTCTGGAGCTAATACTACTGTCACTATGGCAAAACTAGCTTATCAACATTTGAAAAA